GGGCCGCTTCCTCACAAAGCTTCTCACTACGGGCGCGAAGCGCCGAGAGAGCACGGGCGTCATCATCACCACACCGGGCAGCAACCCCGAGAACCACTACGCGGAACTCGTCAAGCAAGGCGAAGCGATTCTGTCAGGCGAACTCGAGGATGACACCGTGTTGCCGATGCTGTACGGGCTCGACCCGACCGACCCGCTCGAGGATGAGTCGACCTGGGTAAAGGCCAACCCGGGCCTCGAGCACGGCCAGCCCGACCTGGTAAGCCTAAAGCGATCGTGGAACACGATGAAGCGCTCGGCGATGGGGCGCGGCGAATTCGCCAGGTACCACGCTGCCAGGTGTGACGAGAACACGGGCGGATGGCTCGATATGTCGCTGTGGCCTGGCGGTCAGAAAGTCGATTGGGAAGCCCTCAAAGGAAAGCCCGCGTGGGTGGGCCTCGATCTTTCCAAGTCGTTGGACATGACCGCAATGGTTGTGGCCGTGCCGCTCGACAACGGCCGCGTGGCGCTCCGCGGTCACTACTGGTGGCCTCGGGCCGAGGTCGCGCAGCGTGAGCTCGACTACCGCTACCCAATCCGTGCATGGGCTTCCGATGGCAAGATCACGCTCACGCCAGGGCGTGAGATTGATTACGACTCGGTGCGGGCTCAGATCCTCGCCATACGTGACGAGTTCGACGTAAAGGCCGTCGGGTACGACGCGTGGGGCTCAAAGTACTTGGCCGAGCAACTACAAGCCGACGGCGTGCCGCTGGTGGTGTACCGCATGGGGATTGCAACCTTCGGGCCGGGCTGCAACCTCTTTCAAAACCTATGGGCGGGCTCGCGGCTCGTCATCGGCGATGACCCGATCCTGCGCCGTGCGTGTGCCGATGCACATGCCAAGCGCGATCAGAATGGAAACATTCGGCCAATTAAGTCGCGAGAATTCTGCGCTATTGATCCGCTCGTGGCGTCCATCATTGCCGCGCACGTGTGGGGCGGCGCCAAGCGCAGCGTGTACGACGAGGAAGCCGAAGAATATTTCAAACAATAGCGTTTAGGTGTAATGCTGCACGAGCGCAGCCCACCAAATACGTTCATGCTGCGTGGACTGTTGCAACGATGGCTCGGCCACTGGGGAACGCATGGCGTTCTGCTTCCCACGAGTTTTGACTCGGTGGGTATGCCCACGATCACGCCAGGCACGGCGCTCGCATATACGCCCGTCTACCGCGCGGCTTCGCTCATCGCCAACGACGTGGCACGCGTACCGCTCGACGTAAGCGAGCGCACCGCAAACGCTCTGCTTCAACAACCGAACCGTTGGCAGAACGGCTTTGAGTTTCGCCGATCGCTCACGATGCAAGCGCTCCTATACGGCAACGCGTTCGCCGTGATTAACCGCACGCTCGGTGGCGAGTTGCTCGAGTTGTTGCCGCTCGACATCGAAAGCGTGTCGCTCGATCTCACAAAGCCCGAGCCCGTCTACAAAACGCGGCTGTACGGTGACGTGCCGATGTCATCGATGCTTCACCTGCGAGCCATTGGGCTCGACGGTTTGTGGGGTGAATCGCCAGTGCGATTGTGCCGCACGTCGTTGAGTGTTCTTGCTTCGCAAGAACAGGCGCAACTCGAGGTGATGAAGAACGCGGGTAACCCCAAGATTGCCATCGTCGCACAAGGCCCAATGGGCGCACCCGCGCGACAGATGGTGGTTGAGGACTACATGAGGCACCACGCGGGCGCCGCGAATGCGGGCAAGCCGTTGGTGCTTTCTGAAGGTATGAAAGTCGAGCGCATCAGCAGCACGCTTGACGATTCAGGCATCGCGAATGCGCGGCGCTATAGCATCGAAGACGTTTCGCGTATCTACGGCGTTCCCGCTGCATATTTGAGCGAGCAAAGCGGAATGAGCGGCGCGTACGGCACGATGGAATGGACGTCACGTCGCTACGTAGATTCGTGCTTGGCTCACTGGTTTGCAGCGTGGTCGGCCGAAATCGTGGCGAAACTTGCCCCGTTTGGCACGGCATCGTTTGACGCAGACAGCATTTCACAACCACCGCTCGCCGAACAATTCGCAGCGCTTCGCACTGGTGTCGAGTCGGGAATCATCACGCGTAATGAGGCGCGCGATTGGTTGAACCTTGCGCCGCTCGACGGGCTCGACGAACCCATCGTCGCGAAGAACATGGGCACAGGCGGCGGTCAAACCAACATCGGCGAAGACACAAGCGCAGGGAGCGTAAATGAATTCGCTTGAACGTCGCAGCGTCACCATCGGTGCACCAGCGGGCCGCACGTTGTCGGGCCTCGCGATTCCATACGGCAAGTGGAGCCGGGAAATCTCCGAGCCGTTTAACCCGCAGTTCCGTGAGCGAATCACCCGCGGCGCATTCGGCGACCTCGCGGGCGCTGACATCAAACTGCTCTTCAACCACAACGCGAGCGCTTTGCTCGCTCGCACGCGCAGCGGCACGCTGACGCTCAACGACACCGCGAGCGGACTGCGGTTCACCGCGGATCTCGCCGAAACGAGCGTCGGCAACGACGTGCGGGCGCTGCTTGAACGCGGCGACCTGAGCGGCGAAATGTCGTTTGGTTTCTACGTCGATCGCGACGAATGGAACCCGCGACGCACCGAACGCACCGTCACCGCTGCGCGGCTCGTCGAGCTCAGCGTTGTTGTCGATGCCGCGTACGGCGACAAGACCAATTCGAGCTTGCGGAGCGTGTCCGCGGCTGCAACGGAGGCCGCCCGTCTGCGGCTCGAAATCCACAAGCACAGGATGAAAAGCCATGTCTGACGAACTGAACAACATTGAGAACACCGTTCACGAGTACCGCAAGACCCTCGACTCGTTCGCCGCTCGCACTGGTGCAAAGACGCACCACGTTGAGATCCGCGGAAGCGGAGAAGAGCGCGAGAAGATCGCGCGTATTGACGCTGACCTTGACGCCGTCGAGCGCATGAACCAAGACCGCTTGGCGCTTCGCGCTGCGCAAGAGCGCCTCAAGCAACTTGAAGAGGAACGCTCGCAACCGCAATTCCGCGGCGTTGTCGCACGTGCCGACGTCAAGCACGATCTTGCAAGCCCTGAGTACGCGAAGCGTTGGCTTCACGCTGTCGCGCGTGGCGATGCCGCCGAAATGCGCGCGCTCGCGACAAGCACGAGCGGCGCCGGCATTCCGACCGACATGGAGCGCCGCATTGTTGAGAAGATGTACCAGGCGAACGTGCTGCGCTCGATCGCTCCCGTGTCTTCGATTGACTCGAAGCGCACGATTACCGTGGAAGGCAACCTTCCTACGACGGCGCTCGTGACAGAAGGCGGAGCAATCAGCGCAAGCGATCCAACCTTCACCACAGCCATTTCCGTGGTGCCGTACAAGTACGTGTGCGCTACGCAGATGAGCCAAGAGTTCATCGAAGACGCGATCGGTCAAGGCGGCATCGGAAGCGGACTCGATTGGGTCGCAAGCCGCATCGGCCTGTCAATGGCGCTCAAAATGGAAGAGGCGTACACCATCGGCACCGGATCGAGCCAACCGGAAGGCATTGCTGGATCGTCGGCTGAAGCGAAGTTGGAAACGCTTGGGCAGCGCATCGACATCGGTGGCGCCGTTACAACGGTGACCGCGGACAACGTGATTGATACCGTGCACCTTGTTCCGCCGCAGTACCGCAACTCTCCGCGGTTCCGTTGGCTTCTCTCTGATACGTTCGTGCGCGTCGCTCGCAAGTTGAAGAACGCTTACGTGACTTCCGGCGCGAAGGAATACATTTGGACGCAAGCGCAATCGAACGCTGGAACGATGGTCGGCGGCGCTCCCGGCTTGCTCTACGGTGTGCCGTACTCGATCGGTCAATACGTTCCAACCGCCGACACGGATGAGAACATCTTTGCCGTCGTGGGCGATTTCAACTACTTCGAAATCTTTGACCGCACTGGCATGACGTCGCTCGTTGATCCGTACTCGGCGGCGAGCACGCACCAAGTCACCCTGTACACGTACGCGAGAACTGATTCCAAGATCATGCTTGCAAACGCCTTTGCTGCGATCACGGCCTAAGCATTTCTTACCTTTCGCTCGCGCTGGGTGGAAACCCCCGGCGCGGGTTTATGGCAGTAACACTCGCAACCGTCAAAGCGGCGCTGAAGATCGACTACAGCGACGATGACACCGAGCTCACCCGGCTCATCGGTGTCGCTACGTCGTGGGTAGAGCGCTACACGGGCTTGGCGCTCACCCAATCGTCACGCACGATGTACTTGCGAGATTGGAAGCGCACGGTGTTCGCGGTGCAGCCGTACGTATCGCTTACGTCGGTGACGTACACGAGCACTGGCGGTTCAACGGTGACGATGACGAGCGGTACCGATTACTGGGTGGACTTGTCGCAGGATCTTGCAGCGCTCGAGTTCCTTGACGAGCCCGCGATGAAAGATGGCACGCTCGCTACCGTCACGTACGTCGGCGGCTACTCGACCGAACCAAACGAGGTGGTGCAGGCCATCGTGTCGTTGGTCGGCCTGTACTACAACAATCCCGAAGCTGCGCAGCCCGTTGCGCTGTCGGTGGTTCCGCTCGGCGCTCAGTTCATGCTTGAACACTTGCGAGTGCGGGGGCCGTTCCGATGATCTCATCGGGCCTCACGCGCTTTCGCTTGATTGTGCTTCGCGCGTCGGGCAATAGCCCCGACTCGCTCGGCCGCCGCGTTACGACGTTCACCAACGTCGGCACAATCGTTTGCGACGTGCGCGAATCGGCGCCAGTGCAAACGTCATACGGTGACGGAGTCGCGGTGGTTGGCGCGTATGAAATTCGTACACGTTGGCCGAACATCGCGCGGTTGACCGTCACCGCGATCGATCGCTTGCAGTACGGCACGAAAGTGCTGCGTATCAACGGCATCCGCGACATGGATCAAAGGCGGAGGGTTGCAGTCATTGACTGCACTGAAATCGCATGAGCGCCACGTCCCTCATCAGCGATATCGTGAGCACGCTTGAGTCGCAAACAACCGCGGCTAGGCGCGTGTACTACGGAACACGCTTGCAAACTTCGACGCTGCCAGCGATCACGTTTGAGATTCAATCGGGCACGCGCGTCGCGCTCGGAAATCAAAACACGTTGTCTGCCTATGACGTCACGTTTAACGCGGTGAGCGACAGCGTGAGCGCAGCCAAAACGCTTGACGATGAGATCCGCAACAACGTCGGACTCCTCGCGGGCGCGACTGTCATTTGCACCCAGTACGGAACCGTGCAGGAACCCGTCGCCGAGAACGGCGATGAGGCCGGACTGTACATCGTCACCAGTCAATTCACAATCTATCAGGACGGCCCCTAATGCCATCACCCACCACCGCAGCAAGCGTCAAGTTAGGCTCAAACACAATCGCTGACGTCAGCGCCGCGACTGTCTCGGTCACGCGTCAGCAAATTGACGTCACCGCGATCGGCGACACGCACAAGCACCACGTGCAGGGCTTCCTCGAAGGCACCGTGCAAATTGAGGTGTTTTACGATTCGGCAAGCAATAACGCCGACATACTCACTGGCATTTCGGGCGGCTCAATTATCAACGAGGCGGAGGTAATTTGGGCTTCGGGCAAGTCAATTAAG